CTGCACGCCCTCTTGAAGCAGCGTCCCGGCCATGTTATCGAGATCTACCGGCGGGCAGGAGTGGATCCCCAAACTCCCCGCCGTTGGTTCCGCCGGGGATCCCCCACTATCGCATCCCTGACGGCAATCCTCAACACCATGGGTTATGATCTCGTCATAGAAAGGAAAGCCAAATGATTATCCAGAAGAACGTTCCGATCCCCGCCGCCAAGGGTCGCCCCGTGAAGTACCCCCTCGCTACCATGGAGGTGGGCGACAGCTTCTTCGTTGCCACCGATGTGCGCAGCGCAGTCAGCGGGCCCGCCTCGCGTTGCCGCAAGAAGACCGGGTACCGCTTCACCATCCGCACGGTGGAGGAAGACGGCATCAAGGGTATCCGCGTCTGGAGGGTGGCGTGACATGGGATGATCGCTTTCTCCACCTGGCCCAACATGTCGCCGGGTGGAGCAAGGATCCCAGCACCCAAGTGGGGGCCGTCCTGGTAGGTAGGGACAAGCGGCAAGTGGCGTTGGGGTACAACGGGTTCCCGCCCGGCATCCTCGATAGCAACGCCCGCCTCAACCACCGCGAGTCGAAGCTGCGCTACACCATCCACGCCGAGAGGAATGTGTTGGACAACGCCGCCTTCCCTACCGCAGGATCCACCCTCTACACCACCCACCCCCCGTGTTGCAATTGTGCCCTGAGTATCGTATCGAAAGGAATATCCCGTGTGGTTTCATCTCCGATGTCTGCCGACTTTGCTTCTCGATGGGCTGCGGAAGTTTTCCTCAGCCGCGAGATCCTTCGCGAAGCGCGCATTCCTTGTAACTTTTGAGGGGGTCATCCCCCTCCTCGGTGAGATGATTGCGGTGGCCGCCCTCCTCATGTCCCTGGCTGCCATCACCATCCTCCCCATCCTTGCGTGTGTGTGGCTATGGCAGCAGATTACAAACTGAAGGTGCAGGTGGGAAGCCACCCCGCCGGTACCCCCATCAAGGTGGTTGACCCCAACCGCTATGATCTGCTAGGTACCATCTACGACATCATCCTCCCGGATGGTGCCGCCTCCTGGGTATATGATTACGAAATAGATTGGAGCCATCCATGCCATCCTTCCTCAGCCACCCCAACCAGAAGCGAGTGAAGCTTCTCCTCCTCGGTGATCCCGGGGCAGGGAAGACCGGCCTCATGGCCACCCTCGCCAACAAGGACTACAAGGTCAGGATCCTCGACCTTGACAACAACCTGGCGATCCTCAATGCCTACCTGCAGGAAGGCAAGGGGGGCAACGTCTCCTACTACTCCATCCCCGCCAAGGATCCCGATAGTTGGAAGAAGTCAATCGGCATCACCACCAAGTGGACGCTTCCTGATGAAGACCTCGGGGACCTCACCACATGGGACAGCAACACCGTCTTGGTGGTGGATTCGGCCACCTTCTGGAATGATACCTGCATGTCCCAGGTCCTCAAGGAAAACGGCATCAGCGACGACAAGGCGGGCTTCGACCAGTCGATGTGGGGCGTCATGAACAAGCGCTTCGAGAATCAGATTGCGCGCCTCACCTCCGACCGCTATAACTTCCACCTCATCCTCATCGCCCATATCCGCCTCATCGAGAACAAGAAGACCGGAGGATTGACGCGGGCCTTCCCAGCTTTCCTTGGACAGCAACTCCCCAACGTGGTAGCAAGGTACATGAACAACGTGTGGCTCGCTACCCGCAAGGACGGAAAGCCGGTGTTGCACACGCAGACCACGCGTGATATGGGATATCTGAAATGCAGCGCACCCCATCGGGTGAATGCAGAGGCACCATTCGATCTGGGTGCCATCTTCAAGCAGATCGAATCGTAAGGAGAATCGAAAATGGATTTCTGGAACACGACCCCCGGTGACATCGAGGACATCCGCGAGATCCCGCCGGGCAAGTACATGGCCTACGTCTCGGGCTACGTCCTCGAGGACACCGACGAGAAGCCCTTTGTGGTCCTCGAGTTCAAGGTCCGCGAGCCCCTCAGCGGGCAGGACATGACGGGCGTGGAACTCAACCGACCCCTGCGCACCGGCCGCATGTACTTCACCCCGGCGGCCAAGAAGTACACCAAGCGCAACATCAAGAAGCTGTATCCCTCCCTCGCCGATGGGGTGAAGTGGAAGGACCAGTTCGACAACATGGTGGGCCTCGACGCCATCATCGTCTACGGTACCGCCAAGGGCAGCAACGGCAAGGAATACACCAACGTCCTTGACTTCGCGGCAGCCTGACACCCGGCGTCACCTGCCAAGTGGTGAGCGAGGGGGGCGGCATCCCCCCACCTAGCCCCTCTGGCGGAATGGCAGACGCGGCAGACTCAAAATCTGTTATCCTCGTGATGTGCCGGTTCGAGTCCGGCGAGGGGCACCATGCTTATCCTCCTAGACTATCCCTCCAGCCAGGACCTCAAGGAGAAGAAGGACATCTCCGGGTACCCCGCTGCCCTCTTCAACATCGCCGCCAAGTACGCCGGGCTGGGGTCCCACCAATTCCACGTCATCTTCCCCGAGTTGCCCCAGCACAACAACCCCAACAACTTCTTCCACAAGAAGAAGGATTGCCCCCTGGATGACGCGGGGAATCCCCGCCACAAGGCCGGGTACCTCAAGTCCGCCTACCTCCCCCACTACCACAAGGCGCGCGAGGTAGCAGCCACCCACAACCTGGTGCTGGCGATGGGCGACCTCTCCCTGTGGTGCCTCACCGGCGAAAGCCTCAATGACCACCGGGGCACCATCCTCTATTACGATAGGGGCATCCGGGTCATCGCAACCCACCACCCCCGCGCCTTGATAAAGCAGCAGTCCCTCCTGCCGGTGGTGGCGATGGACATGAAGAAGGCGTGGCTTGAATCCTTGAAGCCCCGCAGCGTCTTCCCCCGCCGCCACATCCACATCGTGGAATCCTTGGGGGACATGGATGCTGCCGTGGAAGATATCTACAAGGCCGGGGAGTTCGCCTTCGACATCGAGACATCCAACCAGCAAATCACCATGATCTGCTTTGCCCCATCCCCCACCAAGGTGTACGTGCTGCCCATCTGGTTCCACTCCCAGGACTTCTGGGATGAAGCCACCGAGTTGCAGATGTGGTTGCGGGTGCAGAAGCTGATGGCATCCCCCCTCCGGAAGGTGGCCCACAACTCCGTATATGACTTGACCTATCTGATGGAGATGGGTATCAAGATTCGCTTCCCTGTGGAGGACACCATGCTGAAGTCCCACAGCAACGAAATAGAGTGGCTTAAGTCACTGGGCTTCCTCGGCAGCATCTACTGCAACGAGAAGTCATGGAAGGTGATGCGGGTTGGAAAGGTAAAGGACAGGAACAAGAAGGATGAGTAAGCAGCGCGTCAACTCCCTGTTGCATCCCGACTTCGACTCTTTCGCCTACAACCTTGCCTTCGAGGACACCGATCTATCCCTGTCGCCCGAGAAGAAACTCCTTCTCGCCGTCATCGTGCAAGCCGTGGATGATGCCACCAACCCCAACGCCAAGCCCCGCGACAAGAAGGCGGCGCGTGACGTGATCTTCTCCTCCCACCCCACCGAGTTGAAGGGGATGTGCAACATCCTGGGGATCGACTACGACTACTTCCGCAGGGCGGTGACGCGCATGATCGAGACGGGCCGCACCATCAACCGCAAGATCATCTATGATTGATTACCAGCCGCCCCCACTTCTCTTCGTGACCTCTACCCCCAAGGGTATGCAGGCCACCGTGGTATTGGGGGGTACCCCCACCACCATACCCCTTACCCCCTCCCACGCACTCTGCCTCATGGTGCAACTCTCCCACGCATTGGAGACTCATCTTGCGAATCATCGAAACGGATAACCTTCCCAAGATGGATCCCACCCTCCAGCAACTCATCTACAATGGGCTGGACGGGATGATGACGATGGAGGTCGATGCCGCCATACCCCACACCCCCACCTATGAATTCGAGAGGGCCCTCCTCCCCATGGTATTGGGGATGATGAAGCGCGGCATCCTCGTGGATACCCAGCGGCGCGACGCCATGGCATCCGAGATGCAAGCCCTCCTCCAGCGCATCGAGGGTAACTTCGACATTATCTGCCAGGGGGTGTGGGGCCGCACCTACAATCCCCGCAGCTACCTGCAACTCCAGGAGCTACTCTACAAGCGCCTCTACCTCCCCCAAATTTGGGTATCCAAGAAGGGGGAGAAGAAGATCTCCACCGACAGGGACACCATCGAGAAGCTGCACCGGGAATACACCCGCGCCATGCCCATCACCTCCCATCTCCTCAAGATGCGGGACTTGGAGAAGACCATCGATGCCCTCACTAAACCCCTTTGCCCCAACGGCAGGTGGCATGCCAACTTCAATATTGGAGGGACTGATACCGGACGTTGGTCCTCTTCTAGCCATCCATTTGGTTGGGGATCTAATCTTCAAAACATCGACGATTACGTCCGCCGCATATTCATACCGGATGAGGGCCACGTCTTCTTCAATTGCGATCAACAGGGCGCTGAGGCCCGCGTCGTGGGGTACCTGGCCGGAGACAATGACTACATCAAGGCGGTGGAATCCGGAGATGTCCATACCATGGTGGCCGCTATGATCTTCGGCTTTGAACCTAAGCGCGAGTTGGCGGATCGCAAATATTATCGCGAGATGTCCTATCGCGATATCACTAAGCGAGCAGCTCATGGCAGCAACTATGGTGGCAGTGCTTACACAATCGCGCGCGTACTCAAGGTGGAAACAAAGTTGATCGAGGAGTTCCAGGTCAAGTACTTCAAGACCTTCCCCAACATACGCAAGTGGCAAATCTGGGTGGCCCAGCAGGTGCAAACCAACCGCCGCCTGGTCACCCCATTCGGGAGGGTGCGCAACTTCTGGGACAACCCCAAGGATGACACCACCATCCGCGCGGCCATCGCCTTCGTCCCCCAATCCACCGTGGGGGACCTAACCTCGCGGGGCCTCCTCGCCATCCACGACTCCATACCGGAAGTCGAAGTGCTGAATAACATCCACGATGCAGCCTTCGGCCAGATCCCCATCCCCCTCAAGGATACCTTGATACCACGCATTGTGGATACTCTTACATTTCCCTTGAAGGTAACCGATATATGGGGTAATATCCGGGAGATGGTTATCCCTTGGGAATCCCAAACCGGGATGAATTGGGGTAAGAAGAAGAAGGATAACCCGGATGGACTTTCCTGATTATCTAGGTAGCAAATTCCACAGCGAGAGGCTGGCCTCCACCATCCGTGCCTATTGGCGAAAGAGGGGAGTGGAGGCAAAGGTCTGGATCGAAAAAGAAGGAATGGTGTATGTCGTCCGCAGCAACCTTGTCTTCACGCTTCCGTCTGCCCAACCGACGCGAATCCACCGTTGAGGATTTGTGGTTTGCCGGGGAGAGATACCACATCTCCTACTCAACCCTGGGTGGTAAGGTGTGGGAGGTCTTCATCACGGGGCCCCGTGCCGGTACCGACCTCTACGCCCTTTGCTGCACTGCAGCAACGATGGTGTCCCTTGCCCTCCAATACGGGGTGCCCCTTGAGGTGATGCGGGATGCCGCCCTCCGCGACAAGGAGGGTAACCCCACCGAGATCATGGGAGCCGTGTTGGATGTCCTCTGCAAGGCTGGGGCATAGGCCCCCAATCCTCCCCAAGGATTCCTTCACGCGCATCCAAAGGCGTGGGGTGAATTACGAGAAGCGGGTGGTGAGGGACATGGTGGGGTGCTACCCCGACTACTTCATCATCCACGGCCAATGGTTCTACAAGGGCAGCAGCTTCTGCCAGCCCGACATCATCCTCATTCCACCCAGGGGGCCCATCCTCGTCATCGAGGTGAAGCTTACCCACAAGAGGGGGGTTGAGAAGAAGATGCGGGAACTATATGTACCGTTGGTGGAGGAGGCTTTCCCCGGCAAGGATGTGGCGTGCGGCCAGGTCTTCCGCAACGCCGATGGCACGGAGGCCTCCTTCGACCTCGAGTTATTCAAGACCTTCACCCACCATCAATACGGAGAAGTGCAATGGAGATGAGTGAATCGCTGCGCGAGTGGCTGGTCCAGAATGAGTTGGAGTCCCCCACCCACCTCGATGATGTCATCAAGATCCTTGAGGTCCTGGCCCAGCACCTCAACGACTTGAAGGGAGAGGATTGATGAAGATCCACTCCAGGAACTTGACGATCCCCCTGCACACCAGCGTGTACCTTGTGGGGGATGCCGTCGAGGTGATGGTGGACATGGGGGATACAGAGGGGACGCGCACCCTCGTCTCCTTCGATTCCCTCCTGCAGGAACACCTGGACATGCACGAATACCTCGCGGGTGAGGGGTACGCCCCGGAAGTTTTTTTGGAGGATCTCCTCCAGCTACGGAAGCTGGTGGATTCCTACATCCGCAAGGTGAAGGCTACCCCAAAAGGATCTGCAACTTCACGGACTCGAGGATCCCGGCCATGTGCACGGGGGAAATGAGACCGGCGATGGTGCCGAAGGATTCATTATCCTTCAGCATCCCCACCACCACCATCCCCTCCAGGTTTCCCTCCTGGGCCAGCTTCTGCAACTCTGCGAGGGCCTGGAACACCTCGGGCATTCCCGTGTCACCCTCGGCGGCGGGCCGCATCCCCTCGGGGATCCTCTTCCCACGGAAGTCAACGATGTCAGCCACGCTTGATCTCCTTCAGCATCTTCTTCGCCGCCTTGGATAGATCCTTGGGCTTACCCGCCGCCATCTTCTTCTTCATGGGGGGCTTGGATACCTGCGCGGGGATCTGGGCGCGGGAGATGGTCATCGCAGCTTCCTCTTCTTGGTGATGCACCCCTTGGGGATCATCATCTCCCCCCAATAGGATGGGTCGTTGGTATCATGTAGGTCCATTGTGGATACAATCAGCACACTGGTATCCGTCACCCGGTGGACCCACCCCACCGTCTTGATGTGGGGGGCTTGCAGCGAATCGATCTCGCGCTTCTCCCGCCACTCGTGACCCCCGAGGGTCGCGGCGTCCACCCACTCCAGATAGTAGAGGTCGCCCTCCTTCACCCCGTCCATCCCATGGCGTGGGCAAACTCAAGGATGGCTTCCTCATCCTCGGGGTGCAAGGCAAGGTAGGATTCTACCGTAGCGCGGAGGTCATGCTCCGACACCCCGGCGTTGGGCCCGTACATGTAGCAGCTACCCACCAGCGGGGGCAGATTCCAACTCTCGTTATAGTGAGCCATGGAATTTCCAAGCCTTTCCCTCGGTGACTATGCAGCCGACGTTACCACGTACACCCACCAGGCTCCAACTCTTGGGGCCCGCATAAAATGTGTACACAATCTCGTCGGAGATGAAGGTGACTTGGGGCTTCTCCCCGAAGTTGTCAAGGAGGAAGCCAGCCACATTGGCGGCGGGGCCGCAATTACCCCACGCCACCCCCGGCAGCAGCACCCCCAGGAGGGCTAGGACGAAGCGCACATCTTCCTCCCCACCGTCTCCACCTCCTTGACGCGGCGGCCCCAGCCACCCCCGAAGGTATTCCAGATGGGAAGGGACTGCAGGAAGGCCAACCTACGCTGGCACACCTCACCGAGGAGGGTGGCGGGATCGGCCATCTTGATTGCCTCAAGGGTCTTGGGACCCAGCGCCCCATCCGGGTTGACCCTCAGGGTATCCTGCACCGCAACCACCGCCCGCTTGGGGCCGCTATTGACGGCGTAGTCGAAGAGGCAGAGGTCCACCCCCCGAGGCAGGTCATCCCCCTTCACCTTGTCCCAGTACCACGCCTTGTAGATCTGGTGCAGGTGCTCATCCGGGATGTTGCGCAACTCATCCTTGGTGGCCTGCCTACCAAGCCACGTGGAGTAGGTGCCGATGGTGACACCCTTCATGGTGGCCCCGCCCGGATCCTTGGGATGGTCGGCCCACCCGCCCTCGTGTTTCAGCACCTCCACGAGACAGGCCTCGAAGTTGTCCTTCATCACTTCTTCTCCGCGAGTAGCTGGGTCTTCTGCTGGCTGCTATTGCTGCTGCCAAAGTAGTAGGCGATGACCTGCTCCGCCTTGGCGCTGACGAAACCGATGAGGGTACCCACCGTGGTGGCCATCATGGGATCCTTCATGCCATCGACGTATCCAAGCAGCACGGCAAAAACGGTACCCATGAAGCCGCCCACCACCAGGAAGGCAAGGAGGCGGGGCATGAAGTCCTTGACGGCGGCCTCGCGCTTGCGGGCACTATCCCTGTCACCCGCCGCGATCTTCTCCAGGTCGATGTCCAACTCCTTCATCCTCACGGCGAAGTCGTTGTCCACCTTCTTCAAGGCAACCAACTGCTCGGGGGTAGCCCCCGCCACAGCCTTGGCGATGTCATCCTTGTCGGCATCCACCGGAAGCCCAAGGGCACCCGCGATGGCGGTGACTGCCATGCCAGCGAGGGGACCCCCCATGGCGGTGGCAAGCGTGGGGGCCACGGCCCCAATGATCTTCATGAAGTCCATGGGTTTACTTCCTTGCCCCCGAGGGGCTAACGGGCCAGCTCTTCCTGGCTGGACCAGTCTTCTTCTTGGCCATGGTGGCCTTCTGCGCGGGGGTCATCTTGGCGGCAGCGGCAGCGGGACGGCAGGCGGGGTAGCCCCTCTTGGACTTCTCTGCGCCGCTACGACCGCAGGCCTTGCCGGTCTTCACATCGACCCATCGCTCGCCAAACCATTTGCCGAGACCGCCCTTCACTTCTTCTTCACGCGGTTGTCCGCGCCTCCCCAACTCCCGCCCTTCTTCTTGTACTCCTTGGCGGCCCACGCATTGGCGTAGGCACTAGGGTACACGTCGAACTTGGCTTTGGCCGCCGCTTTGGCAGCAGCCCACAGCTTGGGGTTTTTGGGGGTGGACTTGGCCATGTCAGCAGTTCCACGCCCGGAGGCTCTTGTTGATGCGGGAGTTGGGATCGTTGGCCGTCTTGGAGGAAGTCAACTTCTTCTTCATGCCCTTCATCCGGGCACAGAAGCTATCCCGGCGGGGACCACCCTCAGGCTGCGGCGCCTTCAATCCAGGCTTCCCGGGGTTGGCGCGGTTGTAGGAGGCGCGGCCCTTGGCATTGAGGCCGCCTGCGGGATTCTTGCCTTCCTTGCGCTGCCATGCCGGGGACTTAGCCATAGGTATTCTCCAAGCTACGGGTGCTGATGAATTCCCAGCCGTCATGGGGGAAGCCCCCCGACACACCCTTAAGTAGTGTAACCCCGGAGGTCCACATGGCCTGGGCAGGCCCAGCATACACTTCTTTTTGGGCGGGGTCAAGATAGCAGCCCGCCACCAGACCCATCATCTTGTGCTTGCCCCGGCGGATTGCCACGTCCCAGATGTGGCTGTGGCCCATGATGCAACTGCGGTACTGCTTCTTGAGGAGGGTTGCGGCGGGGTACTCGCCCCCCACCGATTTGCCCATCACCCCCGTCACGAAGTAGTGGGAGGCCGCCATCCCCTTCACCTCGTATTCCTCGAGGAAGGGAACCACCTCCCAGCCATGGAGGAAGAGGTTGGAGGTGCTGAGGGTACCCTGCAGCTCGGGGACGTTGTCCAAGGCGCGGTCAATGCGGGCCTCATGGTTTCCCATGAGGAAGACCTTCTTGCCCTTCCACTCCCCCAGTATGCGGAGGGCCACGTTGGCAGCCTCCATGTCGGCAGCCACGGTGCGCCCGTCAAAGGAGGCCCGCCTCTTCCCGCTGCCGGTGAGGCTACTGCCGTCGTAGGAGGAGAGGGATGGCATATCCGCAAGGTCCCCCAGGCACAACAGCATGTCGGGGGAGGTGTCCTGCAGGTACTTGAGGAGCCAGCGGAAGCGGCGGGGGTTGACCCCCGGGCGGGCGTGGCTATCCGGCAGGACCACTATATTCACTTGAAGACCTCCTTGAGGCTGGGCAGATCCTGCTTCTTGTCCCCCAGGATGAGCTTCCAGATGGTGGGCCCAATGCCCTCCCCGTAGCACCACACGCGGAAGCCCATCTGCCTGGAATTTTCGAAGAAGAACTGGGCATCCTGGGAGGCCGCGATCAACTCCCCGGTACTCCAGAACTTCTTGCCGGTCTGGCCGATGGTGATCTCCATGTACTTGGGGCGGCCCTGCTCATCCTTGGCCGTCTTGTCGATCTGGGATTCGGGGTAGCAGAAGTCGAAGCCGAAGAGGTGGAACTCGCTATACCCCAGGGACTGCGCGAGGGATAGGGTGCGCCACGCAGCACACGTCCCTCCGTTGATGAGGAGGGAATCCGGCGGGAAGACTTCCGACTTGATGAGGGCCTGCGTCATCGCATGCCAGCCCCACACATTCTTGGTCTTCCCCATGATGTGGCGGGTGACGCTGGGATCCGACATGGAGGCCACCAGCACCTTGGTACTGGGAGGGATATCCTCCATGAGGTCGCTGCGCTTGATGCCGTGGGTGGAGATACCGGCAACGTCGCGGGGATCCAGCAGCACCAGATATTCGGGGTCCACGCCCCACCCCACCACCGTGGGAAGGCTATGCTTCACCACCGCGATGTCGGCACCCTCGCGCCACATCTTGATGATCTTGTCCTTCCGCTTGTGGATGTCGGGGCCCGCCGACACAATGACCAGCTTGCGGTCATGGGGCTTGGCCTTGGTGATCCACCGCGTCAGCAACCCAAGGTTTTCCTTGACGTTGTTGATGATGTGGTCCTTGGGCATGCAGTCCTGGGCCGTCACCTTGAGAGGCATGGGGCCCATACCCGCCGGGGGAAGGTCCGGGAGACCGTCACCCACCGCTGCGATGTTGACGATGCCCCCGCCCTGCACCGCATCCTTGGACTTGTACACCTTTTTGTCGCGAAGGATCTTGGTGAAGGTGGCTTCCACCCCCCGGAATTCGGCGGCGGGAATCCCGCCGTTGTTGTCCGGGGTGTAGTAGTCGTCAAAGACCACCACCGGAATGCGCTTGCACATCTCCCAGTCGTGTGCGATGGTGTCCACCGAGTGGCCCCCGTCGAGCCACGCGAAGTCCACGCCGGGGATTTCCCGCAGGGTATCCTTGGTGTCCCCCTTGGTGAGGTAGAAATCGAAGTGCTTGCCCTTCTCCTTCATCGCGAGGCCGAAGGCGTGGAGCTTCGCCGTCACCTCCTCCAGGGAGTAGTGCTTCTTGACGTTATGCTCCTTGGCATCCGTATCGGCTGAGGCTTCCTCGAAGAGGTCATACCCGTGGTAGACAACGTGGTCCCATTTCCCAAACGCAACCTGTGCCATCTGGATGGCCCTATCGCCATTCCATGTGCCGGTTTCGAGGATCACCCGGGGCATGTAGTGCTGCACGAGGGCCAGCAACTGGTCGTACCGGGTCTTCAATCCGTTGATTACCTTGTTCTTCCGGGCACCCTTGAGGTGGGTGAAGACCTCCTTCAAGGGACTATTCTCGAAGGCATCCAGCCCCACGTAGTCGGGGTCCACGAGGTTGATGGCTTCCAATCCATGGAGGCGGTGCATCTGCAGCACCCTCTCGAAGATGAAGGCGTCGGTCCACTCGCTGTAGTTGAAGATCTCGCCGGTCATGTAGAGGTCGTACATGTCAGCGATGAGTGTGCGAGCTTCGTTACCGGAGAAGTAGATGAAGCCGGTCTCGCTGTAGTTGATGCCCTTGCGCCCGAGGTGGGTGACATGGCCCTTGCACATATCGCGCAGCCACGCCATGGTGAGGGGCTTGGTGGTAATCACGTCGCCGTCGAGCCAGAGGAAGGGCTCGGGATCCCGCGCGGCATCGTGGAGGGCGAAGACCTTGGCGCAGAACTTCAATGCATCCAGACGGTAGTTGTAACCCTCAGGGGTTTCCCCATTCTTGTCCGGGTGCGCAGCCTTGAAGGCGGTGAAACCTTCCACTTCCTCAAGCCGCTTTACCGTAAAGGGGTGGGGTCCCGTCATCTCTGAGGGGTCCATCCCATCCACGTAGATGGTTAGGGAGATGTTGGAGTCCCACAGGCGGGTTGACTCGAGGAAGTTCTTGCCGTAAAGGTCCCAGCCCTTCGGCCCCCAGGAAGTAACAATCTTCATCGGTAGAGGTCCACCACATGTTTCCAGTTGAAGAACTCGTGTTCCACCAGCGCCCTCTCCGCGTTCCATGCGGCGGCATAGGGCACATCCTTGTAGTTGGAGAACCAGGGTCCCCCATCGGTAAAGTGGACAGCCTTGGGGCTATCGTAAGAGTATCGCGTGGTGGGACTGTGATATGGAAGCCAGTTCCACGTCTCGTCGATTTCCCCTATGGAGTCCGTCCATTGGAAACCGTGGAGGTACGACCCCTTCTGTGTGTTGACTGCTTCGAGGTCCAGCTTCCGGCAGTCGGGGTGCAGTGGATTCAGAACCATCAGGGAGGACCACAACTTGCGATGGTACTGCGTCTGCGCAACCCCATCCATCTTGACGGTGTCTTTGGGAGTAAACTTGTGCTTCACCACCGAGACTGCCACCTCGGGGTCACAGAACTGGAGCATCTTCTTGATGTCATCGAAGAAGAGGAAGTCGCAATCAACGAAGACCACCAAATCCTCTATTCCGTGGCGCTGGGCGATATGGGGCACCAGGAAGCGGGAGAAGGAGAACTCCGTGGAAAACGGCTTCCCGTCCCCCACGTCGATCATCTGGTTGCCTTCCCGATAAGATGTGCGCCAATACTTCCCTGCAGCCTTGAGGCTATCAAGCTTGAGGGGGGTGATGACACAGGGGACGCTACAATGCCGCTTGATGCTATGCGCGGCTACCTTGTAGGCGATGTCCTCCCGAGAGTCATAGCCAATGAAGATGTGCAGCATGCGTGAATAATATGGGGGCGCATAGGGAAAGTCAAGACTTTTTGTTGAATAGGTCGAATAGGGTCTTGACCTTCTCTTCCACCACCGCCAGCCTGTTATCCATCTTGGCAAGCAAGATTACCAGGGTAATGAAACCCAGACCAAGGGGCCACAACCGGGAGATAATCTCTAGGACATCCATCACTCACCCCGCAACATCCCGGCGTATTCCCCCCGGGTAACCTTGGGGGCAGCCTCCACCCGCTGGGGCTGCTGCATCTTCTTCACCTTGTTCTGGATGTTGGTGTTGAAGGCGGTGGCATCCACGACGATGCGATCACGCGGGGCCTTCCCCTTGTCGTAGGCGGCGATCTCCTTGAAGTACTCCTGGGCTTCCTTTCGGTACTTGATGCGCGCCTCGTTGTCCAAGGCGTTGAGGGACTTGTTGATGGCGGTGGCGATCTTGTCGCTGTAGGACTGGCGGATATCATCCATCTTGGTGCCAAGCTGCTTGGATTCCTCCAGCATCTCGCGGGCCCGCGCCACCTTGGTTGGGGTGAATCCGGTGATGACCTTGGCCACGTCGGCAGTCTCCCGCATCTCCTTGGCGGGCAAGGCGGGTTCCATCCTGCCGGGGGTGATGTAGCCGGATTCCTGCATCACCTGGGACTTGACGATGTTGCGCACCATCAGGGGCATCAGGGAGGCGTAGGCCATGGCGTCCTCCCCCTTATTCTTGTAGGCAATGAAGTCGCGGATGCCTCCACCCACGGCCCCGCCTAGTGGACCGGCGTTGGTCCAATCCATCTGGAGGGGATTGAACTGGATGATGTCGAGGGCGGTGCGCTTGGAGATATCGACACCCACGGCGCGGAAGGGCCCATTGAGTACCATGTCGGCCAACTCGGCGGGGGTCCCCAAGAAGTTGAGGGAGGGCACACTCTTGAAGATGTCGCGGAGGGCCTCGCGGGCCTGGGCCTTGACGGCGGTGGGACTCAACCCCAATTCCGTCCCGAATTTCTTGGTGAACCAATCCCAGGCGTCGGCCCCCGTGGATACGAAGGGCAAGCCCCAGATACCCGAGGTACTCCAGATGCCGAGGAGGAGGAGGCCCATCATGCTGCGGGCTTCCGAAGAGTTGAAGAGGTTGCCCCCGTAGTAGCGAGCCGCCTTGTTGAAGAGGCCCAGCATGAAGATGGGGAAGGCGGAGAATTGGGAGAGGACCCCCGGCACCATCCCTTGCATGTAGCGGGCGCGGAAGGCCTTGGACATCGTACCCTGGGTGGAGTCGGAGGCAAAGAAGGCAGCCTCCATCGGGTTGGTGACATCCACCCCCACGTTCTTCCCGAACTTGGAAAGGGTATCCATGGTGGTCTTGTCTTGCGCCATGCGGAATGCCGCCAACGCGGTGGCCATTCGATTCATGGTTTCCACGGCGGTAAAGGCGTAAGATCCCACCTCCACCATGCGCCCAATCAACTTACCGGCGGCATACAATTCCTTGATCTGGCTGGATGCCAACTGGGTGGGGGCCTGGTCGCGGGACAACATTGCGCTGAAGTGGCCCCGCTTGAGGCCCTCGCGCATCATCTCCAACTCCTCGGGCTTCAACTTGCCCGCGAGTTTCTCGATGTCGAAGGGGATTGCCCCCGCGAAACGGAAGGCCCCCAACACATCCTTGGTGGCCCGCCCCAATTCCGCAACGGCATTCCCGGTGCCGCCCGCCGACCCGAGGAAGGGGAGGGATGCGTGGGGAATCTGGGTGAAGTTGACGACGGCGGAGGAGAGGTTGCCCCAGAGGGTATAGAAGAAGGCGAGGGCCTTTAGCTGGGCGGTGCGCGCCTCGTTGCTGTGGAGGTATTCCTCCTGGTTGTTGACGATGTCAACCAGCTTCTGGTCATCCTTGATGGCACCCATGGAGTCGCGGCGCAACCCCTCGGTGGCCTTGTTGGCAATCCAGTCGGAGGTGGCCGCCACGAAGGGGGAGTAGACACTGCGGAGATAGGTGTCGTAATTATCCTTGGTGAGCCAGCCCGGCACATCCTTCCTCTTGCGAAGGCGCGCCATGGGGATGGCAGCTTCCTGTCGCAGGGATTCCAGGATGGTCTTGACTTCCTTGAGGGACTCCGCGCCATTCTTGCGGGGGTTGAGGATGGCGGTAAAGAGGAAGTCCATCTTGGTGATGGTATCCACCTTGGGGAGGAACTTCTGGAGTACTTCTTTCCTCTCCACCATGTCGAAGGGAGGAGATACTTCGGTGGCCCCCTGCGCCTTCAACTCCGCGATGCGCTTCAATGCCTGCTGCTTGCCGCCGCCCCGGAAACCCTTGAGGGGATTCCACCCGAAGGATTCCAGGTGCATCACCCCATCGAGGATGTAGGAGATGCCCCACCTTCCGGTGCGCATGTGGGGGATGTAGCCCACCTTGCGGATCTCTTCCATCTTGCGGAGGAGTTGGGCATCCTTCCCCACCGGCACCTCGTCTACCCCGTAACCCATCGCCACCTTGGTGGCATCGATCATGTGGGTAAACAACTCGTTCATTACCCGCCGCATCTCCCGGCGCGTCTCATTGAGTTTGGCGGGGAGGGTAACCGTCTCCCCCTGCTTCACCCCGACGTGGTCCCTATTGGCGGTGATGGTGGCGGTACCATCGGCATTCTCGGTGGCGAGGCGGCCCTCGGCATCCTCCACCTCCATGATGCGGGTGATGGCGCGGGTCTCCTTGGTGTCCAGGTCCCCCACCTTGCGCATCGAGTCGGCATACTCGTAGTTGAGGCGGCTGCGGATCTGCTCCCCCGTCTTCAAGGCGTTGACGTAGGGGCGCAACTGGGGCCAGGTAGCCGCGAGGTTGTCGAGGGTGACGAAGCCCGACATGAATTTCTGGAAGCCATTCATCGCCTTGAAGGGTTCATCCGCCGCCTTCATGGCCTCGAGTTGCTGGCGCAATACCTCCACCTTCTGGAGGGAGGGGCTGATTACCTTGGACTTGGCGGGATTACAGCTATTGGCCATCTCTTACCTGCAATCGTAGGGCTTGGTGGCGGGTTCCCCCATCTCCACCTGCATATTGATATCAGCGTCAAGGCGGCGCGCAAACTCCAAGGCTTCCTTGTTTCCCTTCGGCAGGTTGAGTTTGCCCATGTCGGGGAACATGGACTCCAACTGCTGCATCATGCCACTTTGGAGGATAGTAAGGCCAGGCTTGCGGGGAATGGGTTTCCCAGCCGCCATTTCCATCTTCACTTCGGCGGAAATTTGGTTAAGCTCTTTCTCGAATTTCTCCAGCTTTTGCTTGATTTCCGGGGATTCAAATACTTTAGAGTCGTACTTTCTCAATTCGGAAATGACTTGAGAGGTCGTTGCTGCAAACTGCTTGTTGTATTTACGCAAATTCTCCACGATTTGGCGCATGTCGTCCATGTTGACTGTGGCCAATTGACGAACAATATTTGTTGAGTCGTGTACAGTTTTCCTCAATTCATTCATGCGGTTAATAATACTCTTTTTTGTATTATTATCCAGGTCGTTAAAGTCAGTAAGGCTTTCCGGCTTGCCGGGGATATACGTATACTTAAGCCGGTCTAGGTAAGATTCACTATCCATCAGCTCATAGTAGGGGAGCAGGAATTTTTCAGCGGCAACCTTATAAAAAGTTTGTGGATCATTGAGAATAGAGGAGGCTTCCAACTTACGCAGGTTTGTTTCAAGATTTCCCGAAGGCTGGTCTTCAATGAATGCCTCTAGAAAACGGTCAAATCCGATCCTGTAGAGTTTGGAAGAGTCTTCGTTATATGCCGGAGCAGTAAGCGTGGGCCCCGCCTGCATGGTGGATTCATTGGCAGGTGCTTCCTTAAACAACATTTGGAGTAGTGCCATATCCATGTTTTTGAATTTGGATTGGTTACCAATCCACATGTCTGTGTTGTGATACTCCATTATTTTATTAAGGATGGCCTGCCTCTTTTCGTAAGCAGTGGGCCTCAAACTTGCTTCAAAGTCGCCAAACTTATATACAAAATCAGAAACTTTCTTTTTCAAAGCTGCTTTCTTTCGGGGATCCTTTTCGCGATTCACCCTATCCAAGAGATCGTAGCTGTGGCCACGTATGGAATGTAAGCTTTGTCCCGATGCCCCGAATACATCGGAGTCAATGCCCATCTGCGACTGGTCGGCATCATCGAGGTCTTCCATCAAGCCTTGAGGAAGATTGAATTCATAGGGGAGATTGGGCAGGGGGGACTTGCCCGCGAAGATCTGCCCCAAGATACGACCAGTCGCCTCGCCGTTACCCACCCAGGCCTCCCCCAGGACCTCCCCCTGCTTCAGCACGTCCTTGGCTATGCTGATGTCGGGGGCACCCGCCGCCGCTGCGGCACCCTGCATCAGGCTGCGCCTCCCAATCGGCTTGATGCCCAAGGCAATCTTGCCAGCCTCGATGACATTCTTCATCTCCCGGGTGGGGGCGATGCCACCAGCGGAGGGGGGCGTGACCTTGTCAAGGGTGTTGAGCCAATCAGCAACCCTCTGGTTGGGGGCAAACTTGGCCTTCTCCCCCGTGAAGAAATTCTTCAGCACATTGGCGAGGCGCTGGAAGAATTGCTCCACCACCGAGATGGGCTTCTGCTGCGTGGTGGCCCAGCGGGAAACCTGGTCCGCGAACCACTCGCCGAAGGACTTCCAGTAGAAGGTCAAGTCATTGCCGGTCTGCGCACTCCCCGGATCGACGAACCTGCCGCCGCGCATTGCCCTCAGGGCCTGCATGTAGTCCCGCGCCGCCTTGGGGGAGTTGGTGGCAAGCCAGTTGCGGAACTCCATTTCAATCTGGCGGCGCACTTCGGGCGAGGCTTCCCTCAAGGCGGTGGTCTCGAGGATGTGCCCCATCTCGTGGGCCAGCGTCTCAAGGGTCCTGACTACAGGCATCCCCTCGCGGATGATGATTACGTGGACGCCATCACCCAGGGAAGTGGAGCTGCCCTGCCCCCGCAAGGTAGCCCCGAGATTGGCGATGCGTCCCCACTTGCCGGGGAGATCCAGCATCCCGGCGGCCCCCTCGGGGGTAGCGAAGACGATGCGCTGGCCACCCAACCCCAGCATCTGCATCCAGCCACGCAGGATACCCTGGATCTCAGGCTTGATCTTTCCAGCGAAGACGACATTCTCCCCTTCCTTGAAGGGGCCCTGGGGGTTGGTGGCTTCCCGCGCCTTGTCTTCTGCCTGCAGCCGATCCCGGATCTTCTTCAGCTTCGCGATGTCTTCGGCACTGAAGGTGGAAGTGGGGGCCACCATGTCGATGTTGACGCGAGCAAAGCGCGTACCCCGCGTCGGCACATAGATGGGAGTGCCGTTGAGGGAGAAGGTCTTGATGAGGGCAAGGTCGCCCTCCTGCCAAGCTATCGTGCCCCCAAAGTTGCGCGCATGCATCTCGGCATCGGATGCCATTTCGCGAGTGTCGGACTTCTTCTCCCGCCGGGAAGCAATACCCTGGGCTTCCTCGGTGGTCATCCCCGCAATGTCGTCGCGGGTATACCCCAACCCATAGAGTTTGTTGCGGGTACCCTTGGGGATGAGGGTCTCACCCTTCACCTCCTTGGGCTTGTCCATGCGCGGGCTGCCCTCATCCCGGTATTCCGTGGACAACTCGGCCTCGGGGTTGGCGCGATACCCCCCGAATCCCTGCCGCTTCACATCCCCGTTTTTGCTGAGGGCTTCCCAGATATCCGCCGCCTGCTTCTGGGTAAGTTCCACCCCCCCACCGGCAGCGGCATCCAGGTCCTTCTTGGTGAGGGTAGCCTTGGGATCCCTGCGGATGATGCGATTGCGGAGGGCCTCATACTGGCGGGAAGTCAAACCGGCGGGGGGATTCTGCAGGGTGGCCTGCAACGGGGTGGTGGGCCGCGTCACCTCTGTAGCAAGGGTGACACCCTCGAAGCCGCCCTTTGGGGGTACCCCACCGACATCCTCCCCCACCTTGAGGCGCGGGGCAACGGCGGGGGCACCCACCTGCTTCACGAATACGTTGGGGTCCTCGGGGTTCCTACCCAGGCGCAGGGAGGCATCCACCGGCACCAGTGATTCGGCCCCCGAAGTATATTGGGTGAGGATATCGGTAACGTCCTGCTTCGAGGCGTCATACCCGGCATCCTTGAGGCGCTTCTGCACCACGGGGAGGGAGACCCGCTGGCCACTCCGTAGTTCCCCAAGGTAATCCTCTACCTCGTTGCGCACCCACGTCTGCAACTTGGGGGCTTCTTCCTTGGTGTACAATCCGGCTTCGCGGCGCACGCCCTTGGCGATACTTTCGGCGCGGGGACCCATTGCCGCAATCTGGTCAAGGCGATACCCAGCATCGAGGAGGGTGTCGCGGGTAGCCTCCGGGATGGGAGTGGGAGTGGTAGTGAGGGGGGTGGCCTGCGGCGGGAAATCACCGAAACCCAAGGAGGCAAGTTCCTCCTCATCCATGCGCCTCTCAG